TCTTCGCGCGACGGCAAGACCGAATCAGCGTCCCACAAGACGGCGACACCATCCTCAATCGGAGCAATTCTGATTTCCTGATTAAAGGTCGTGTCGTCGGCATACTCGGTCAGAACGCGCCAGTGTCCGATGCCGCATGCGACTTGGCTGTCAGCGGCTCTGAAATAAATCGCGCTGGCCTCAGATCGGTTTTCGATGTATCGAGTCAGGCTGCCGATAATCTCAGCACGCTTTTCGTCGGCCTCGTTATCGACCGGGACAAATTTGATCGCGGGCTTGAGCTGGCGTATATCGCCAGTCACCTGATGGACAAAGGTCGGCAACCTGTTTTCTTGCAAAACCGGGCGGCCATCATTCTCGCGTCGTTTTCTCTCCTCAGAGGGCCATTGCGCGTAGTCGTCGCCGCACAGGAATGTCAAGTCCTCATAGGCCGCCGTGATGTTGTGTTTCTCGCGGTCGTAGGAACGATCCCAACGCGCGCGCATATCCTTCAACACGTCATCGCTATCTGTTTTATCTTTGCTGCGAGGCGTGTCAGATTCAGCCAATTATCCACCCATCCATGAGCCACGACCGCGCGGCGCAAAACTTCTGTTCATGTCAATCTTGGTCTGGTTTGCAACACCATCGAGCGTCATGGCAAGATAGCGTGCGGAGTCAGCCGCGTGGCTTGTCCAGTCATGGACGGGCCGTGGTTTCAGCGTTTGCAACTTATCGTCGTATTCAGCACGATAGAGCTTCATCGCGTCAATGCCGCGAGAACACTTCGCAGCGTCGAACCAGCATTTAGGAAGCATCACGCGAACCGCGTTGATACCGTCTTCAACGCGGTGCATCGCCGCAACCGTAATGTTCTTCAACCCAAGCCCTTCAAGGACCTCAAGGCGCGTCTTGCCGGTTCCCAGTTCTCTGGCCTGCGCATCATGCGGGACGATGTGTCCGGCATAGGTGTATGGCTTATTGTTAAGTTCGCGGACGTAGTGTCCGAGATCAGCACCGCTCGATTCGTAATAGTCAATGATCCTGATTTCTCGGCCAACAACCTGCGCAAACCAGATCGCAGTCGAATCCGAAATGCCCAAATCCCACGCCGTCCAAACCGGGGAGACAGGCTCATATGGCACGCCAGTGATTCGCCCTTCCTCTTCCGCCTTAGCCATCAGGCGGCCATAATACGCCCCGATAACAGCCGCCTCAAATGAGCACTCAAATTCCTGCGCGTACTGTTCCTCAGTCAACCCGCGCCGGACACTCTCAAGCTCTTCCGGCAAAATAATCCCCGTCTCGCTGGCCTTGAGTGTCAGCCTGAAAAACTCAGGATCCAGCTCACCGTTCGGAAGCTGGTCGATCTTATAAAACCAGTCCCGGCCCTTCGGCGTGCCAATAAATGTCGCCCAGCCTCGATAATCAGCGAGTGTCGGGCGGATCACCTCGGGCCACGCCCTGGGATCAATCTGGGCAGGCTCGTCAATTGTCACGCCGTCAAAGTACAGGCCGCGCATGCGGTCGTAATTGTCGGCACCGTAAAGCCTGATCTGCGCCCCGTTGGGATAACGCACCCAAAGCTCGGATTCTGACTTCTCAATACCCGGAATCGGTGCCGAATAGTGTTTCAGATAGCCCCAAGCAATGTCTTTGGCCTGTGTATAAGTCGGTGCGACGTAAGCATAACGCGGCGGTGGTTCAACCCGCTCGTTCTTTAGCGCGGCCTTGATCTTGTCGTTGATGCAGCCGACTGTTTTACCAAACCGGCGGTGCGCAACGATCTTGGCAAAGCGGCTTGTTCGGTTGTGGTAGGGCCTGAATTGATCGCGCGGAGAATAAGGGATAATTACCCTTTGTTCTGCCACTCGATCACCATTTTCATTGGGGAATCTTCATTCCCGGACATTTCAACGGCGCTCAAATCCGGCAATGTTTTCCTCAAAAGGATCTCAATCGCCTTCATCTGTGTTGCGCTAATGTCAACAGCCTGACCTTCCTTGCCAAATACATGATCGTTAAGGCGATTAAGTAACTGACTGGTTTGGATTTTGGCGCGCGTTTCCGCGTCATGCCTGATCTTTACTGTTCTTGCTGCCATGTTGTTTCCGCCGTGCGGAGATTCCTATATTGGTGCCGCTCGCCCGGACTCGAACCGGCAAACCTTGCCTTTATATCCGTCACATATTCCGCCTCGCGCTCGCACAGCACGACCTGAAAGCCCTTGTTTTGCGCAGCGATTCCGGTCGTGCCGGATCCGGCGAACGGGTCCAGGACCGTCCCGCCGGGCGGTGTAATCAGCGTGCAAAGCCATTCCATAAGGCTGATCGGCTTGACGGTGGGGTGTTTCGAGCCGTTGCGATCCTGTTTGGACGCTTTTGCCGAATAAAAAAAGCGGGCAGCGGAGCCACCGTTGTCAGAGTGGCCGCGAACCGTATCCGTGCCTTCCTTGATATTGCCGCCGATATCAGCGATCCCGCCGTGTCGTCCGCTATGCTGCAAGCCTCTGTTGCCGGCTTTTGCTGGTGCGGTACTAGGAAACGCCCCAACAACTTCGTCCGAGCCGTCGTGCACCACGTTGGCGGGCCAGCGACCGAGTGCCTCCGCTTCCGCTACTTTGCGCGCCGTTTCACCTTTAAGTCGTTCAATCTCAACGGGATCATGACGGAACGGTCTGTCCCATCCGTCCGCGACGTTCGTTGTCGCACCGCCACCCCCAAGCTTGTCCGTGGTGGATACCCGACACGCCCCGATATTGAGAGCGCCAGTCCTCCACTTTAAGACATTCGCGGCGACGGTCGGTTCGGACAGCGGCTTGCGCGCGACGACGATCGGCTCGTGCGCGGGCTTGAGTGCGGTTCCCCAGCCTTGCCAGCGTTCGGCCTCGGGCGTGGCGGGAAGTGGCGGTACGTACCCGCGTGAAGGTGCCGTGTGTAACAGCTTGTCCGGATTGTGCGAGTATCCAGCAACCGTGAACCCCTGCCCCTCCGGCGCCAACTTCCCTGCGGCCCGGTCGATGGCCTTGGACACGTCCAGCGACTTCGGGAACCCTGAGCCGTACAGCCACATGATCTGGTCGCGGATCTCAAAGCCCGCGTCCTCGATCGCGCACGCCATTCGATGATAGCCGCGCGAAGCGCCGAACGCGACCAAATGCGCGCCGGGCTTCAGGACGCGCAAAACTTCAACCCAAAAGGTCGGATCCATCGCGCATTCGCCGGTATCCCACGACTTGCCCATAAAACCCGCCGACGCGCGCATATACGCTTCATTGCCTTTCGCTGGCTCGGCATTAGGCGAGCCGAATCGCTTGACAATCGACACAAGCGCATAAGGCGGATCAGTCACGCAACTGTCTATCGAATTGTCGGGCAATTGTCGCAACGCATCGCGACAATCGGCGTGGAATAACGCGGCGGACGGGGAAAGAATATGGCGCATTATGGTCTTTCAATAAGGCGGACCGAATCAAAATGTGTCGCTCATAGAAACTTCCTCTATCGGAACTCGAACCGGCAACCTCCCGCTTACAACACGGGGGCTCTACCTTTGAGCTAGAGAGGCTAAATATATCCCACGGCTTTGTCCCGTCTTTCGGGGCGATCAACCCCCGCAGTTCCGGTTTTGTACCCGTGGGGCGACGGTCTGGCATCACCCGACACGCCATAACCCGGTAGCATGATGTGAGTTACACATCAGAGGCGTTCCGATGACCCCTAGAATGCTTTAACGGCCCCCGACCCATGATTGCGATTGCTCGCCCGCACTTCAAAGAAGTACTCTGGGATGTTCCGGCGCATGCCGTTAGGCTTTTGCACCATCTAGGCGCAATTCCTGATCATGATCGTTCTTGGCACATCTACGCTCGCATGTCAAGGACTATTTACCTGTCCTAGGTTTTATTCCCCAAAGTTCGGCAAGTTGATCCGCCGCCCGCTGGATGCACTCCGTCGCCGCCGCAACGGCGGCATTCCTGTTATTGTACCCTAATTTGACACCGGCACGCTCTAGCGTGTCGTCGGCACACACCACACACTCCACCACGAATGAGGATTTTAATCCTATTTCCCGCACCGCCGACCGATACTGGCCAACATGAAAGGCCTGCGCCTCGGTCTTGGCTAGCCCTGTAAACCCTGAATTTTCCGACGCAAAGACCTTATTCAGGTCAAAATTACCGTAGCTGGGCTCCATCCCGGCGCATCGCCAGTGATGCCTAAACTTCATCAGGGCTTCATAGCGCGGCTCGACTTCTCCGCCTCCCCGGCTGAATTTGTCAGCCAGCTTACCACGATCTTTCAGGCGCTCCAAGGAACCATCCCTAAACGTGTAGACCCTAGCGCTGCGCTGTGGATCATTTCCGATGACAAAATCCCCGCCAGATTTGGCTAGGCGCTCTGGCGTCGGCCCTGACAGCCCCGTGCCGTCAATCGGCGGCAAGGTCACTGGCCGCAGGGTTGGCCTCTGACGGGCTTTCAACTTTGCCATTATTTCACCGGCCCCAATTGCCCAACAAGCCCTCGCATCAAGTCACCAACGCGCGCGCTCATTTCCGGGTTATCTGCAACAATTTCAAGTTTTGGCCTAAAAACCCCAGCCCTTTCAGCATCCGTAATCTGGCGAATCGCACCGTAAGAGGTCTTTTCAGGCTCAAGCCCGAAAGATTCCCATTCAAGCCGCCGCCGGGACTGTTCCTGCAAAAACGGTATTACGGTACGTTTCATTTGCTC